AAACCTAAATAAGCCTTTGGTATACGAAGTGCAGTAACTAATTTCTTTTGGATATATTCAATATCGGCAATTTCGGATAAGTTTTGTGCCCCCGCTAAAGTTTCAATTGGGCTTGCTTGTGCCGGATCACGAACAGGAATAAAGTAATCTTGATCTACCGCCATTTGGTTAAAACGTAAATCAACATTTCCTGTTTTTCTATCAACAACTTGATCTCTTTTAAATTTGTTTGCAACTCTCTGTACATATGGTTCCACATCTTTGTCGTCCATGTTACCAACATATACTTTGAATACCCGTCTTTCGGGAGCTCTTGATGTTCTGTAAATTAACATCGCATCTTCCGCCAATACTAATTGTTTCCAAATACGACGAGCCTTTTCTAACATCGATGTTCCATAAGGTAGTTTTCTATCATCACCTAATAATCTAAAGTGTGCAACCTCCCATGTGTTAAATTCTGCATCTCTTGCCTTCCATGTAAACTTTAAAGCCTTTCTGTTAAAGTTTATAGTTGCCTGATAAGTCCTTGACTCAACACCTCTTTCTAATCTTTCAATTTCAATATTAGGTAGTTGTAAACATCCTGTTATACCTTTTTCAGGGTCTAATTTTAGATAAACAAAATTATCACCATACTTACACATATTTCTAATCCACATTGGTAAGTTGGTGTTTATATCTAAAGTATTAACAAATAAATCAACTAAAATACTTTTAATTCTTTTAGACTCAGAATAAACTTGTAGTATATATCCATTAGCGTCTGGCGTTGTTGCTTCTTCGGCATAAATGTCTAAACCTGTAGAAATCTCAGGGGTATATTCCATCGATTCATAATCGTAAAATGCCGCTAATCTTGTTGGTTCGTAATAGATTGCCTGAGTATATAAATTATTCTCAACCTTAGCCCAATTTGTACTTAAATAAAGGGATTGTTGATTTTGTAATTTTGCTCTTTCGTACTCAGATTTGTCTTGAGTTTTTAAAATTTCTTTTTTATCTAACTGATAATCCGGCCTTCCTTGACCTAAAGTAGAATCGGGACCAAAAGTTTTTGATAACCTTTGCCAAACCGTTAGATTTTGATTGTTATTTTCCATATTAAAAATTTAACTATAGATATAAATATTTCAATAGTTAGTTAGTAGTCGACCCCGATGATGATTGTAACAAATCTTTTTGTGCTGGTGTTAAATCATATGGGTTCGCTTTCTGTGTAAAAGTGACAGGAAATACTTTTTGACCTGTTGTTATTTCTCCTGTTACAACTAATCTAGAACCGTTTGCAATTCTTCCTGATCTTTTTCTAAAGTCTAATCCCATTTTTCTATTTCATTAAACCACCAAACAACCAACCATATTTTTGATAGTCATCTTTTGATGGACCGTTATTATGTAATCCCATTCTATCTTTTAATACATTTTGATTCGGAATTACAGGATCAAAATGTGCCTCTTTTGCGACTGCTTCATTATTTACCACTGCCCAAGATTCAATCATAGTTTTGGTATGTTCTGTCGCCCTTTCAAGTTTAGAAAATGAAGATTCTCCAACATATAACGCCATTGAAATCCCCATTATTAAGTCATCGTGTTGACCTTTTTGGTGGTCAGGTCTTCCGTTTATATAAACGAAAGTGTTCATTTCATTGTATAATCTTACACTTCTGATACCAAATTTATGTCTTACACTTTCCTCAAAAGCCGCAATTATTTGTACTCGTTTGTTATTAAAATTTATACCTGGTATTTTGTCCACCGATGTTTTATTGACCGCCCAAATATTCATCGAGTCAACACCATCAACATATAGATTTTTATACCCAAGTTCTTGCATCTTTCTTACTGTTGTGATACCCATTCCTCCTGTTATATCAACTACAACAAATGCACTATATAACATTCCCCACTTGTATGCGACTTCCGCTAAAGTGTCGGGTGGTATTTTTCCTACGTATTCTAACACTTGTTCTCTATCATCAAAATCAATAATTTGTATCGAAGAAAAGTCTTCGCTATCTCCTCGAGAAACGTCAACACCCATAATATATTTATGACCCTCAATAGGTTCTTTCCAAATCCAAAGGGAATTTCCCATTATTTTTGAAGTCGGCTCCTGAAGAGTATTTGTTTTGATAAATTCGAGTTGTTTGTTATCAAATACGTTATCACCCGATCCTAAAAATTCACAATTTAACTCTTGGTTTATTTTACGTTTGTCATATTTAAGTTTTTTAACCATTTTTTCATACCAAGAAGAACAAGGTTTGTATCCTTGATTAAAAAATAGTTGTAACTCTTCATAATCTCTTTTGTACGGATCTACATGTGCAAAAGATATATTTTTTGAATCGTCATATTCTTCTCTGTTAAGAAGATAATGAATCAAGTCGTCTGTTTGAACTAAATAAAGATCTTTAGCGTATCTTGGATCTCGATACCAATACATCTCAGAGATTTTAAAGTTGTTCATCCCTTTTAATGACTGATCGTAAATTTCATAATAAATCGGGTCATAACCATTTGGCGTAGAAACCACAATTACCTTACCACCTGTGGATAGGGATGCCATACAAGCAGCCCAAAAATCACTGTCGGCTTCAATAAACGCCGCCTCATCAAATACAAGGATTGTTGGGGTAAATCCACGAAGGGCATCTTTTGACGTTGCCACCGCTTTTACTTCAGACCCATTATTCAGTTTGTAGTGTCTTTGTGAATTCTTATCGTTTGAAAAACCTGCTCCTACCCAGTTAGGCCATTGATCAACAAAGGCTCTAATTTTGTTTGCCATCTCCATTGATGTATCAAGTTTGTTGGCAATTATTAGAATTTTTTCAGGTTGATTTTTCTTTGCAAAAACTAATCGTTTAGATATCCAAGCCGCAGTCACGGTTGATACTCCCGCTTGACGATATTTTAACGCAATATTTTCCTCAAATTCTTCATAATCACTTAACAATGAAATTTGATCAGGAAATAATTCTAGTGGAACATACTTTGAGACTGTATTGTCGTATGTTTGTAAGTATGTTCTTAGTGCGTATGGAGTATCTTGTAGACACTTCACATACTCAATCATTACTTGTTCTTTAGTTAAACCCATATGATATAAATATCAATTCAAGGTTTTTGTTGTAAAGACTACTTTTTACCTATTGAGAACATTTTACCTATTGGAAGTTCAATTGGTGCCTCATCTGAAAACATAGTAAGTTTTTTTGGTCTACGAATGATCATAGCATCTGATTTTTTAAATTTTTTTTTTATTGCCTCAATCAGATCTTTTTTTGTCATTTTTGGTTGAATTTGAGAATCGACCATCTCGTAAATTTGGTATTCTAAAAATCTTTGTAAATCTTCGTTTGTTTTTTTCTTTTTGTATTTAACCGTTTTTTCGGGATGTTTTTTTTCTGGCATATTTTTGTATTCCTTTTTGGTGGTAGAGTCTGAAAACTCTTTTGCCATTTTACACCACTTACATTTTTTATCGGAACATTTGTTACAACGAGCCCAAAATAAACCTTGTTGAGCTTTTGACTCAAACTTTTCGTTCAAAGTAGATTCTGACATCCCCATATTTGATCTGTCATTATCAGAGTCGTCATCCATACCATCAGGTGCCATATCATTAGCATCGTGAGGGGCTTCTTGACCTGTATATTTTTGTAAATTGACTGCTCCTTGAGCGTTTGATGTAGTAACATCATCAGTTTCATCTTCTGATAATTCTTTTTCAATTACTTCCATACTTCCAGGCGCATTAGGAAGTGGTTTTAAACTAACCGTTGTTTGACCTGGCTTCAAAGTTACATTACCTCCTTTTGGACCCACAATAGTTTTTGTCGTCTGTTGTTGTTGGACTTGTTCTTTAGTCTCCTTATCTTTCATTCTTTTAAATTTTTCAAAAAGAAGATTTATCTGATATTCAGACATTTTATTTAAAGTCCTTTGTGTAAGACCATTTTCAATTAAAAAAACAACCTTTTTATTATTTTTCATAACTCAACTCTTTTTCAAATTGTAATACTATATCTCTTTCATATAGTTTATTTTTAACACTTTCTTCTGATTCACCAAATTGAAAAACTAATCTTTTGACTAAAGAAAAATCAATTTCATCTGTTTCTTTTTCCCAACCCAAAGATAGAACACCATCCATCGAATCTATAACCGAAAATACATCTGAGTTTTGAACCAAATCAAATTCAATGTTCTCGTTAACTAAAGTTCCTACTTTTTTTATATATTCTAAATCAGGCGGTGCTGGATATCCATTTGCCGGTTTGGATTCCCAATTTTCACCAAAAACTTCTAAAGTTTCCGAAAAAATAAATTCATAAATATTGTCCCCTTTATAGTTGGGTCCTAATCCATTTATGTAAATTAGTTTATTCATATTATAAATCCATCATCAGTTATTCTTACCTCATTGATACCATTTTTAAAAATCAGAGTTTTTTTATTTGAGATACCAATTAAATGGGTTCTTGGGTTTTCTTCAATAAATTCTAAAGCCGCGTCTAATTGTTCTGCGGATTCGGATAATTTTATCACACTGTCTCTATTTTTATTATAGTTTTCGTTAGTTTTTTTCTTTTGTTTTAATTTAAAGTCGTTAATTTCAGTCTTACTAGCCACAAAATATTTTGATAAAACTCCGTCTACAACTGATTCGGAAAATGTGCCGTGTTCAAATCTATCAACATCAGGATAATTTTTTCTACCTCTTCGTCTTTCTCTATGATATTCATCTTCCTCAACTTCATCAAAATCGATCACCTCTAAATCATCATCAAAACTATCACTATGGTGTCTTGTTGATTCAGTTTTTTCTCCTTGCATTCCTCTCATTGCAACATTTCCATATGCTGAAGGTAGATAATCTCTAAAGGCCTCACCATAACTACTATATTCTTCCGCCATTTCAGGTTGTGATTCCTCAGGTGATGGTGGTGGAGGTACCATTTCGTCTCCTGTCATTTCTTCACCACTCATTTCTTCATCTTCCATTTCAAAATCTTCTTCACTACCCTCATCTTCATCCCCACCTTCAAGTTTGGAAATAATTTCCTCTAAATCATCTTCATCTAAAACATCAACATCTAATGCTGATAATATAGAGTTGATTACGTATTTTACATTCTCCGCCGATAGTTCTTTATCTTCGTTATATGATCTGATTTTTTGGGCTAACTTACCGACTAATATTTGTATTCTTTTCAAGTCAGAAACTTTTTTCTCCTTAGGTTTAGATTCTACATCTATTTCCATTTCTTCACCTTCTATTTCTCCTTCAGGTGGTGGTGGCATTTCTCCTTCTACGGGTGGCATTTCTCCTTCTACAGGTGGCATTTCTCCTTCT